AATAATATTAAAAATTTCATGTTATAACTCGTCCTTTCTTGAATACTCGGACATGGCAGTGCCCTGTAAATCTAATTATAAGAAAGAAGATAAGAAGAAACAAGCGAATTGAATAACCAGGAGGTGAGAAAGACGAAATGATTTTTAAAGAAATCTTAGAACTTCATAAAGATAAAGATTTCAGAAGAAGAATGATCCTTCCATATATTTCTTTAACGGTTTCGATCATCACATTGATTATTGTTTTTGCATAAATGATAAGAAATCGAAAAGCTATTTGGTAAGAACAAAGGAGATGAGAGAAGTGAAGGTTCTAAAATACATAGCCATCGAATGTAAAGAATGGGCTATAGCGATAGCAGAAGTATGCAAAGAAGATAAGGCGGCAGCCTATGGATTATTTCTCATAATTGCAGAACTTATTTGGTTATTCATTGGACTGCCGTATGTGGTTATACATTTTCTTTAATGCACAGAGGAAAGAATGTTAATGATCAATGATGCTATAGAAGCAATAAAAGCAAGACTGGATACAACGTGAGGATACCAAGTCCTAAAGAGATCTTTTCTTCTATAGCGTAAATACATCAAATCTTTATCGCTTGGACGGTAAATATCAAAACGTTCGGGAGCGTTATCAATAAGATTGTATTTTTAGAGAAAAGAATATTCAGGATTAGACCTAACAAGTTCTTTTGAGATGCAACCATCATCTCTTAGTTTTCTAAGAATACTGACTTGCTTAAACGAAAATTCTAAATCTTTAAATGGTGTTGGCATAATAAACTCCTTTATGTTTTTAGGAAAATTATAACTCAGATAAGAATTGAATACACAGATGGCTTAATCCTCTGTCCGATACACGAAATTCCTCCCTAAATTGGTTAATTATTAAAAATAGCACTCAATCATCGGGCAGGGAATTAAGCCATCTGAAGAAAGGTAGGTGAAAGACATGAGCAGAAGACAAGATCTAAGAATCTTAGCAGCATACGCAAATGCACCAGAACAGTTCCCAGAGGGGAATGTACCGATAGCATATGCGGCAGAGAAGATGGGAAAAGATGCTTGCTTCATAAGGGCAGGCATTGAAGCCGGATGGCTTCCGATCGGATACGCATTTAGAAAATCTGGAAAGAGCAGGACAAATTATTACATCAGTCCGAAGTTATTTTGGGAAGTAACTGGTATTTTGTATCAACCAGAGAAAGGAGCATGAGATGAAAAGTGAAACAAAAGCCATGATATGCACGGCAGCAGTGCTGGTTGCAATGGGAATTTTTAAAGAGTTGGCAGCGTTGTGCTTGATCACAGCGTTGATTTACGAGGAAGGAGTGAAGAAATTTGATAAACGAAGTTGAGATTTTGAAAGAACTTGATGAACGAATTGAGCTTCAAGGAATAATCGTTGAACATTCATATACTGGAAATAGATCAGGAAATGCAGCGTATGAACAAGGGAGATTCGATGAAATAAAAGCACTTCGGGATTTTATAAAAACAAAAAGTGCCCACGGAGCAGCAACTCCAATGAGCACGGACATAAATAGTCTAACACAAGAAACAGTATATCATAAAAAGTCAGGAATGTCAGAAGAATTTTTAATTAACTGTGACACGAAAATAATAGAAGCAGGATTGTGTCTGGCACTTGGGTATAATGAAACAGGAGAAAAGAAACTGATAGAAGTCAGTCACATGATGCTAAAAAGAGTTATAGACAGCGTGACTCCAATGACAAATCATATGGTTCCGCATATGATCGCGATACTAAGATATGTAGCAGACGCCCTGGAAGAAGAATCGGATGATAATACAAAAAAGGTAGTAGCAATAGCAGAAAAGATGATAAAAGCGTTAGAAATAGACTTTGGAAAGGAAGAAGTCAATGAGACTAACAATGAAGAATCATAGCAGCAATACATACAGAGCATCTCTGATCAGACAGGATAATAACTGTCTGGTTGGGGATGTAGTAAATAAATTAGGCAGATATGAAGATATTTGCGAGGATTTACAGGAACTTGAAAAGATAGTAAAAGAGCATAAAAAAAGAACTCACAAACTAAAGTGAGTTCTGATTTTTATCTCTCTATCAGAGAAAATTACTTCATTAATATTATATCAAGTTCTCCGTACAAAGGCAAGAAAAATAGCGGTTGAAATACCGCTGTTTAGACTTGCTAAAGGTATTAAATCTGAGACAAAAGGAGAATGACATGCCATACATAGAAAAGATAGTAACAGCAGGGAGAACAATAGAGATCCAAAGATATTACAGTCACAGGATACATCCCAAGGGATGCAAGAGACAAAAGAAACAGAAAAAGACAACAGAATCACAGAAAAAGATTAATGTCAGAAAAGCGATAGATAAATTAAGGTGGCTGCTGAATGAAAATTTCACAGGTGGGGATATGCACATTCGTTTATCTTATGCAGGTACAAAGCCTGATTATGATCAAATGAAAGAGGATAAAGCGAAATTCCTAAGAAAGCTTCGAGCAGAGTTTAAAAAGCAGGAGAAAGAATTAAAATTTGTCCATGTGTTCGAGATTGGAAAAAGAGGCGCCAGACATCATCATTTAGTAATCAATTCAATAGACAGTAAAACATTGAGGGAATGTTGGCCACATGGGAGTGTCTATGTGAGCTTGTTAGATGATACTGGCCAATATGGGAAGCTGGCATCTTATCTGATCAAAGAAGTAACAGAAAAAGGAGAAAAACTACCGAGAAGATATTCTCCATCAAAGAATCTGAAGATTCCAGTAGCAAAGAAAAGAATAATCCTCGAACGAAAATTTTTTAAAAGAGATCCAAGACCCAAGAAAGGATATTACATTGACCAGCAAAGTATATTTTCAGGATTCACGGCCGATGGGTATCAGTTTTTAAAATATATTCAAGTGAAAATATTGAATCAGTGGAGGAAAGAATGAAACAGATAGACATTTACATATACACAGTGTCACACAGCAGAGGAAGAGGACCAGCGGTGTTTAGAGCTGTACTGGAGTTTATAAAAGCAGATGGAAAACCATATACGTTAGATGTAAATGGTGGGGATATGGAGGCAACAATCAACAGAATCACGATTAAGGCAGCAGTAACAGCGCTGAGAAGAATAAAACTCAATCAACCCTATGAAATAAGAATTCATGCGGATTGCGACTACTTTGAGCGTATGTTAAAAGCAGCAAGGGTATATGCCGAACATGACTGGAAAACAAAAGCCGGGAAAGAGATCGCTAACGCGGATCTGTGGAAAGAAGTTTATATATTCAAGAAGACAAATCATGTAACAGCTGATAGTGATCTGTTAGAGCGTTATGAATGTAAAGATGAACTGGAGGAAAAATTAAAGCTATGGAAATATATGAGTTAGAAGCGTTTTTGGGTGAAATCAAAGATGATGAAAAAGTTGGGATCATGGAGAAGCATCACATTGTATTTAGAAGCCAGGGCGGATGTGATTTTTATTATAACATTATTGAACTTCCAACAGGTCTACATAAAGGGCGGAGAGGTCCGCATATGTGCAGAGAAACCGATGTATTTCTGAAAAGAGGTGTCCAGAAAGCATTATTTGATGAATTAGGCACAGAAAGAAAGACTGCGGAAGAAATCGTGCACTTGTGCTGTCCGATGAATCGAAGAAGCGAGAAGAAATTATATAAACGTCTGGAAAGTGCAAAAAACTATGGTGGCAAATACGAGCCAGAGGATGCAGTACGTGCGATCATGGGCGGTAAATTGTATTAGGAGGTGTGATCATGTTTGACATATATGGAGAGATGGAGACAGCAGCAGAAATCAACGATGTGGCTAGAAGCCTAAAAGAAGAAGGGGAGAAAGAAAATCTGGACAAGTTATGTGCTGAAAACGGCATAGATGCTGAATTGGCGCAGATGTTTTGGGATGGAGAGATTGATTTTGTCACTGATCAGCTAATGGCAGCAGTCGGAAAGCTAGACATGGAAGTAAGAAAGGAAAAGGGACAGAATGGATATTTAGAATCCATTGCCAATTTCTTAAAAGTTGAAGCAGAGAAAGATCAAGATTTAGCGATCGCCATCCGAAAAAAAGGAAAGAAGTTAACAGATGCATACAAGGCAGCAGAGAATGAAGCAAGAAAGATGAAAAAATCTGGAAGCAATTGCGTAGCTATGAGAGATAAAGACGTGTTTGAGATTGTTGGAAGATATTACAAAGAAGGTGCAAGAGCATGAAAAAGAAAACAATAGAAAAGATACCGTTCTTCGGAAAGAAAAAGATTCATAGATTAGGCGACTGCTTCATAATCGATGGGAAATGGATTGACGGAAAGACAAATAATATCAATGCAAGAATCTGCTTAAGGGAACATGAATACGCAAATTACATTGAAGGTGTTGGGTGGAATACAAAATGTTTAGAAAGCTGGTGGAAGTACAGTGATGATCAATTTAAAGTAGAATTGGAATTGAGTAAGAAAGAGAAAAAGGAGTTATCTGATTTTTATAAACAAAACAGAAAGAATGATTGGAGATGGAAAGAAACAGAACCAAACAAACAGATCCACGAAATTGAAGAAAGGATCAATAGTGAAAAATCAGAAAAGCGTCATGAAAAACGAATGCAGAAGATCAAAGAGAAATCGGAAGAAATCAGACCGATTACAAAAGGCTTAAGGCAATGGGCAGAAAAGCAAATGGAATCTTATCTGTTTTACAAGGAATCAACAGGATTCTGTGGAAAGTGTGGACAAAAGGTAAAACTAGACCGCAGGAAACAAAAGATAGCACACAACAAAAGAGGAATTTGCCCAAGCTGCAGAAAGAGGATCATATATAAGGCAGCAGGACTACAATCGTATATTGAAGATTCTATCAAAGTGGTAAGATTCCAAAAAACAAACATCGGAATCGCCGCAATAGAAAGCTTGGTAGAGAAAAAGTCGTTTGCAGAAAATAAAGAAAGTGTAAGAATAGCAGATCGTTTTATTTGGTTCATAGAAGAAAATTACAAGTTATTTAATGGACTTGCAGAAGACCCAAGAGAAGAAGCCTACTGGTATGATACAGGAGCAATGAATGTAGGAAAGGCAAGGATCTATCCAAAGAATTTGAAACAAATGATCAAGGATACATACCTAGAACATAGCGGCATCGATGTTGTTGCATCCTGGAAGGGCAAACAGGAACAGTATGAAATGATCATTGAAAATTATATGCAGCACCCACAGTTAGAACTTGTAATTAAAGCAAACATGCGAAAACTGACAAGACAATTATGGAGCTATGACAGATTTTTAAATGTGGGCACAAAGCTTAACGAAGTTTTAGGACTTACGAAAGCAAATATGAGAAAAGCAAGAGATTATGATCTTGGAAGAGACGAGATTAGAGTGTTACGAAATGATCCAGATGGAAAACTGACAGACGATGAAATTATCGCATTATCCAATGCAGGGCATCATCTAATAGCATTGAGAACGTTCACAACGATTAAGAAAATAGCAACCTACACACGCAAGGGACACGATGCAGGGATATGGCTGGATTATTTGAAAATGGCACAAGACTTAGGCTATAACATGAAGGATAAAGCTGTACTGTTTCCGAGAAAATTAAAAGACAGGCATGATGATCTGACAAAGATCATGAAGATTCAAGGAGACAATATAAGAGAAAAGAAATATCAGCAAAGAATCCAAGAACTGAAAGCATTGTACAGCTATGAGACGAGCAAATATAAAATCATAGTTCCGATGTCTCTAAAAGAGATCGCGGAAGAAGGACGAAACTTACACCATTGCGTAGGAACTTACACAGAAAAAGTAGCTGAAGGAGAAACAGACATTCTGTTTATCAGGAAACAGGGAGAAGAAGATACCAGTTACTACACAATGGAAGTTAGAAACTTAGAAATTATACAGTATCGTGGAGCATACAATAATCTACACAATAATCCAGTACCGAAAGAAATAGATCAGTTTGTGAGACAATTTCACAACGCATTGATTAAGAGAGTAAGAAAGGCAGCGTAATGGAAGAATATCATCAGATCACACTAAACGAATATATCAGTATCAAAGAGGACATCAAAAGAAGACTTAACCACCTGGCAGAGAGCTTTGTAGCGATCGGCTATAGATTAAAGCAGATCAGAGACACAGAAGCATACAGACAGGATGGATACAATACAATCTATGAATTTGCAGAAAAAGAACTTGGATTAACAAAATCTCCAACAAGTCGATTCATGGCAATCAACGATAAATACAGCGTTGGTGGGAATAGTCTGGAATTAAGAGAAGAGTTCATTGGTTTAGGAAAAAGCAGATTATCTGAAATGCTAACGATGGATCCAGAAGATTATGTATTGATCACAGCTCAGACAAGCATAAAAGACATTCGAGAGATTAAGCGAATGGAAAAGGCAGCAGGAGAGAATGAAGTTCTAACAAAGTTTCAAGAGGTCTTAAGAAAAGAGTATGCATCAAAAGACAGAAGAAAAGAGCTGATTGAGATCGCTAACGCAAAGTGCATTGACGATATCAAGGCAGCAGTTATTCCAGAAGGATATCGGTTAATGAAAAAAGGAGTCTTGGTGATCAAGTTCGAAGATGAAAAGATTACAGTTCGAACGATGGGAGTATCCGGAGTGCAGGAGCTAACATGGAGTGAGATTCTAAGCGAATATGATCAGGCATTTGATTTAGGGGCAGCAGATCCATGGAAAGCTACATACGGAGAGATAGAGGAAGAAGTCAAACCAGAACCAAAAAAAGTAGAGAAAAAGCCAGAGTCGAAAAAGCCGACAAAAGCAGAATCTATGCCAGTTGCGACATCGCAACAAGAAGAACAAGTCGTTGGCCAAACAAGCATTGAAAAAGATTTTCCAGAATATCTTCCAGAAGATTTGAAAGTTGAAATTGAGCAGACAAACAAGGTAGAAGTACCGGAAACAGTTATGGATGATCGCAGACATAAATTGAAATTAGCAAAAATGTTCTTTGAAGATGTAAGATTGGGAAGAAAATCGTTCGAATTAAGGAAAAATGACAGAGATTATCAAATTGGAGATATCTTAGAACTTAGAGAAATGGACAATGGAGAACCGACAGGAAGAGTGATTGAAAAGGAGATCACCTATATTCTGGAAGGATTCGCAGGATTAAAAGAAGATTATTGCATATTAGCATTAGCTGATATATAAGCGTGAAAGGAGAGAAAGACATGGAAGAATTAACAAAGGCAGTCATTGACTTACAATCTTATGGACTGAAATTGTATACGATCGAAAAGATGGTAAGAGATATTTATAAATCAGCAGAGGAATTAAAAAAACCGTTGAATAGTAAAACTATAAGAAATGTTACCAAATAACGTGCACAATCAGCAATGCTGATTTTATATACCACAAGTAACTATTAATACGCATAAGAAACAAAGATCTATTAGCCTACTGCCGAAAAGGCAGCAGGCGGAAAGGAGAACAGACAGCTTAGTTCTCTGCCTGATAAAGATTCTTTAGTAACTATTAACAAGTAAAACGATCACAAACATATTTCTTCAGATTCTTTTAAATGTAAATTTTTTTAACGATACTAGATTTAGTTTTTACAATTATTTTTCAAATCACAAAACCCAAAAAAGAATCACAATGAATTATACGATCAGGCAAAAAGAAACAGAACAATGATCACGGATAATGCATTGGCTCAGGTAGAGAACTAAGCTGTCTGAAACAAAAATATGCAGTATACAGAAGATTTTAAAAGAGGAATTGTAAGAGCTCTTATAGCATCAGGGATGTCACGAAAAGAGTTTGCAGATAAAGCAGAAATTGGTGTTGGAACATTAAAAAGATGGGTAGCACAGTACAAAGATGAAGAAGTACCTAAAGTAGACCGTAAAAAATACAGTGAGGAATACAAAAAAAGTATCGTAAAAAATATGATCTATGACGGAATTACCTGTGAGTCGATGGCAAGAGAAACAGGAATCAGCCGACAGTTGATAGAATACTGGGATAGTAAATATCGATATGATGTGATCGATGAAGTTGAAAGAGAGGCTAGACAAAGAAGAAAGAAAAAAGTCAAAAAAGGGACAACATGGCATCGATATGGATCAAGTGCAGGAAGATTTGAATAAAAGGAGTGATACGTAATGGCATATAGAGATTGTCCATGTCTTAAGTGCAATTCTGGGAAAGAAAGAGAAAAGAGGATTAAGTGTAGAAGAAAATGTACACAATTTGTCGCATGGAAGTTAAGCATGCAGGCAATGAGACAGAAAAAGAAAGAAGATAAAGACAGATACTATTCATCTACCAAAGGAAAATTCTATAAGAGAAATTTAATGAAACAAAAAAGTGGTAGAAAAATATGGTAAATTAACGCAAAGCCTGTGCAGAGTAATCTGCATGGGCATTTGTGACAATCAGATTAAGAAAATAATGAAATCAAATAAGGCAGCAGATAATAGGAGGGGAGAACGTGGACAAGAACGTACTGATCCAATATTGTGACATGAAAGAAGAAATTAAAGATTTAAGGAGAAGAATCACAGAGACTGAAAAGCAGATCTTCAGAATTGCAGAAGAAGGAACTGTAAAAGACACAGTAAGCGGCGGTATGGGTGGAATACAGCACTTTGTTGTTGAGGGTATGCCAGTACCAGAACTTAGCAGAAAGAAGCTGCTGCTTAATAAGCGAAAAGCTATGTTGATCGAAAAAGAAAATGAACTGCTGGAACTCATGAATCAAGCGGAAGAATATATAAATAGTATTGAGAAAAGCGAACTAAGAATGATGTTTAGATTTTATTACATTGATGGCATGACGTGGCTGCAGGTAGCACATAAGATGAATCAGTTACATCCAAAAAGAAGAGTAGCTTATACAGAAGACAGTTGTAGAATGAGAAATACAAGATTTTTTCAAGAAAATTAGAAAATGTTCGGTCACGTTCGCAAAAAATAGGCTAATATATAGGCTAGAGCGATTAGATGAAGCGATACTTCATAATTAGTCCTCTTCTTTTTACTTAATGAATGAACTCGGGTGATCTTCGGACCCCGAGTCTTTTTATGTCTAAATTTAGAAAGGAAAGAGATATGAATTTTAAAGATGCATTTGAATTAATGAAAAAAGGTCATAAGGTAAAACTTCCATTCTGGGGCGGATATTGGTACTGGGACATAGAAAAGCAAACAATTATGATGCAGTGCAGACCGAAAGACGCTGACAAAGGACAGGGAGATCTACTTGATATTAGAGAGACGCAGAGGGTTGAATATACACTTTCTAATATCTTATCTGATGAATGGATTGTGGCAAATCCAAAGAACTGTCCTGTGCTTGGTGGAGTGGCTACATTTAGCTTTGGGGATGCTATTAAATATTTGAAACGTGGATTAATGGTTACAAGAAAAGGATGGAATGGAAAAGGAATGTATCTATTCAAATCACCAAAAGTAGGGTGCCAGATGTATAAGCAGTACACGGGAAAGGATATCAATGATCTGCAAGAATTTATTGTTATGAAGGCAGCAGATGATACGTTAGTTCCATGGTTAGCATCACAGACAGACGTATTGGCAGAAGACTGGATGATTATAGAATAAGGAGATTAACATGAAAAAGAAATTTCTAGTAGCATTGTTAGGATTAGCAATTATTGGTGGAACATTAACTGCATGCACAGAAGCAGATAAAGTATCTAGCAATGTATCGCAGGAAGCAGATAATTTTAATGTATTACGCAGATTTGCAGTGATCAATACAAGAACAGACAAAGTAGAATTTGAACTAGTTGGAGCATTTTCATTAGAAACAGACAGCAGTAAGAAAGTAAAACTTATTGTAGAGACAGAAGATGGAACATATAAGAAACATATCATTGGCATGAATCAAGACAGCATGTATGTGATCGAAGATCTTGGAGGGGCAAAGGTTAATAAGTACAAGTATGAAGTGAATTATATTCCAGAATCCATTGTTCCATTTACAGTAAAGAGTAGTAAATAAAGAGAACGATACGAAAGAAAGGAGTGAGCCTGAATGACAGATAAACAGAAAAGATTTTGTGATGAATATCTGATTGATTTGAATGCCACTCGGGCTTACAAAACAGCTTATCCATCAATCAAAAAAGATGAAACAGCAAGAGCGAATGGCAGCAGATTGCTAACATATGCTAACATTAAAAAATATATTGAGGAACGAATGCAAGAACGTCAGGAGCGTACAGAGGTAACACAAGATCAGGTAGTAAAAGAACTGGCGGCAATTGCATTTGCGAAAGCTACAGATTATGCAGAGGTCCGGGACGGACAGGTAATCATAAAAAATACCACGGATTTATCCGATATGATGGTAAGAGCGATCGCAGGAATCAAAGAAGGACGTAACGGCGTAGAAATTAAGCTGAATGATAAAGGAAAAGCGTTAGAATTGTTAGGAAGACATCTTGGAATGTTCAAAGACCGTATGGAAGTATCTGGCCTGGAAGAAGAAAAATCCAAACTCGATGATCTGATCAAACAGATGCGAGGTGGGTAAATGAGCGATGAACGCCTGTTGCTGTCAGAAAAGTATAAAGCGTTTATCCGATGCGATGCACCAGTAGAGTTCCTGGAAGGCACGACAGCAGCAGGTAAAACGACAGTAGGTCTTTTTAAGTTCATGCTTAAGGTAGCAGAGTCTAAAAAGAAACTGCATATCCTTGCAGCGAAAGATACCGGTACTGCAGAAAAGAATATCATCAACAAAGATTTAGGGATTATCGATGATTTTGGACAGCTTGTTGAATATCATGGAAACGGAACCAAAGATGATAAGATTCCGCATCTATTGTATCATACAAGTAAAGGCGATAAAGTTATTTATGTACTTGGATATGGAGATAAACAGAAGTGGCAAAAAGCCTTAGGTGGTCAGTATGGATGCCTGTATATTGATGAGATCAATACAGCAGATATTGACTTTGTAAGAGAATCAGCGATGCGATGTGATTACCTGATGGCAACACTAAACCCTGATGATCCAGCACTGCCGATCTACAAAGAATACATAAATTGTTCCAGGCCACTCCCAGAATGGGAACAGGAAACGCCAAAAGAAATAAAAGATGAGTTAAAAGAAGAACCAAAACCTAACTGGGTCCATTGGTTCTTTTCTTTTGTGCATAACTTGGGATTACCAAAAGAAAAACTAGACAAGATCATTGCCAACACTCCGAAAGGGACGAAGATCTGGAAGAACAAGATTGAAGGATTGAGAGGAAAAGCAACAGGTCTTGTCTTTTCGAATTTTGACCGAAAGCGGCATGTTAAAACCAAAGCATGGTTAAAACAGCAGCTAAAAGATGGAAAGATCAAGATAAAAACCATCACTGCAGGTCTGGATACTTCTTACTCTTCTGAATCGGAAGATACGATTGCTATGATTTACCAGATCATCACAGAAGATCGCAGAGTGATCACAGTAGATGAGAAGATTTACAGCAATGCGGATCTGATAATCCCACTGGCACCATCGGATGCCGTGCGAAACTTTGTAGACTTCCTGGAAACAAACCGTAAAGAATGGGGATTTGCAAGAGACGTATTCATAGATTCTGCCGATCAGGCAACGATCACAGAGTTAAACAAACACAAACGACTGCATGGCAGTGCGCATAATTTCATTCCGGCATACAAGAAAACAACGATCATAGACAGGATCATGCTGCAGATCTCATGGTTGCAACAGGATGCCTATTTAGTCCTTGAACATTGTGTTAACCATATCTCAGAACTTGAACGATACAGCTGGAAAGAAGACAAGAACAATGAACCAGAGGACAGAAACGATCATACGATCAATGCCAGTCAGTACGCATGGCTGCCATACAAGATGCAAATAGGAGACAAAGATGAAATGGGTGGATAATATCATGGAAAAAGTAAAAGGAGGGATTCGCAGTTGGTTAAATGTACAGCCGGCGAATCCCTCAAGAATCAACATAACTGAAACATTGGACTACGAAGCAAATGCAATTAAAAACCGTATCTGGTACAGAGGGGACAGCAACGAACTGGAACAGCTGTACCGACAGCTTGTTATCAATACAAGTCGGCAGAGTTTCTGGGCAGCGAAGTGCAGTCCAGGAATGGAGATCAATAAGATTCATACAGGATTGCCGTCATTGATCGTTGATATGCTCACAAGTGTGACTCTTGCCAGTCTGAATGATTTTGATTTCAAAAAGAAGCAGGATCAGGATATATGGGATGAGATTGCAAAAGAGAATAAGATCAAGAAGCGATTGGAGAAAGCAACGAAAGAAACTCTTTACATCGGAGATGGAGCTTTTAAGGTCACATTTGATACAAGTCTTTCACAGTATCCGATCATTGAGTACTATCCTGGAGAACGACTTGAGGTTAAGAATAACCGTGGCAGGATCACAGAGATTGAGTTCAAAACGGTTTATGATCACAAAAGAAGAGAATATATCCTGCATGAGTATTACGGCTATGGATATATCAAATATAAGCTTACTTGCGATGATAAGGAAGTACCACTTGATGCACTGGATGAAACAAGAAACTTGCAGAATTTGGCATTCTCAACATACCAGGAAGGCAAAGATGGAGAGATTAAGCAACGTGGCGAATATATGCTCGCTGTACCGCTTATGTTCTTTGAATCTGGAAAATGGGATAGTAGAGGTCAGAGCATCTTTGATCGTAAGATTGATGCGTTCGATGCCTTTGACGAAGCGTTCAGCCAATGGATGGATGCACTGCGATCCGGACGAAGCAAAGAGTATATTCCAGAATGCTTTTTACCAAGAAATCCAGAAACAGGTGTGACATTACCAGTCAATGCCTTTGATAATCGTTATATTACAACAAATTCCAATATGTACGAAGGAGCTAAAAGTGAAATTGTGTTGCAACAGCCAGAGATTCCACACGAAAGCTACTTATCAGCATACATAACAGCATTGGATTTATGTCTGCAAGGTCTGATCAGTCCGTCAACGTTAGGGATTGACGTAAAGAAACTGGACAACGCAGATGCACAGAGAGAAAAAGAGAAAGCTACACTTTATAGCAGAAATGCGATCGTAGGCGCATTGCAGGAAGACTTGCAAAGTCTGATCAAGGTAAGTATCAAATCATACCGTGAACTAAATGGACAGAACAGTAATGATGATGTCGAGGTAGATGTAACGTTTGGAGAATATGCCAATCCATCTTTCGAGAGCCAGGTTGAAACTGTTGGAAAAGGAAGATCACAGGGAGTCATGAGCGTTGAAGCTTGTGTGGACGAGCTGTATGGCGATTCCAGAGACGATGAATGGAAGAAACAAGAGGTTGCAAGACTGAAAGCAGAACAAGGAATCATGGAAGTAGAAGATCCGGCGGTCAATACGGCAGCAGGAGATTTTCAGATAGGAGAATCAAATGGTAGTAACAATAATGAACCACTCATACAGAATGAGCCGACAGGAGACGAAAAAGTTCCTAAGACAGATGAGTGATCACGTTCCGTTTGGTATTTATGCGATTGAGAAAAACGGAATCATCGAGATGAGAAAGGATAGGTGTAGCAGCATGTCAAAACTCAAAGAGATGAAAAGAGAGTTTAAGAAACGCGGGTATAAAGTGTATTACAACACGGGTGAACGATGAATGAGTACGATATTCAAGAAGAGCTGAAAAGAATTGAAGATGAATTGATCGCATCCATGATCCGAAACATGGAACGCCACAGGGCAGAAGAAACCAAAGAAGGTTTTGAATGGGGTATGTGGCAGGCAGAACAGTTGAAAGCTTTGGAAGAATACAAGAAACGAAACAAAGAGAGATACAAGGACCAATTTGGAGAAATCAATTCAAGTATTCCTGCACTGATCAGCGAATCAAGAAAACGTGGATATTTAGATCAGGAAGCACAAATCTTGGAATCTATTGGTAAAAGCACCAGTAGAGGACAGGGAGATATTGATGCTTCCTTTTTTCAGATCAACGATCGTAAGATGAATGCACTGATCGATGCGACAGTCTCAGATATGGATAGTGCAGAGACAGCGATGCTAAGACGTGCAAATGATCAGTATCGAAAGACGATATTCAATGCGCAGGTATATGCAAACAGTGGTGTTGGCACCTATGAAAAAGCTGTAGATATGGCAACAAAGGATTTTCTTGCAGCAGGTATCCAATGCATCCAGTACAAGAATGGATCAATGCATAGGATAGAAGAATACGCAGGTATGGCAATCCGAACAGCAAGTAAGAGAGCTTATCTTACTGGAGAAGGAGAAAAGCGTAAAGAATGGGGTTGCCATCTTGTAATCATGAATAAGCGAGGAAATCCGTGCCCAAAGTGCCTGCCGTTTGTTGGAAAGATTCTGATCGACGATGTGTGGAGTGGTGGAAGCAGTGAGGATGGAAGTTATCCATTGATGAGTTCTGCAATGGCAGCAGGACTTTATCATCCAAACTGCAAAGACAGTCACACAACATACTTCCCTGGAATCAGTACACCGCCAGACGATAAGTTTTCAAAGGAAGAGATTAAAAAAGTTGAGGATGATTATAAGGATGATCAGAAGCAACAATATGCCAAAAGACAGAAAGAGAAATTTAGAAGACTGGCAAATTATTCATTAGATAGAGAAAATAAAGAAAAGTATGAAATAAAACTTGGAGAATGGAAACAAGAGTTTCAAAAGAAAGCAGAAGGATTTAATATAAAGGATTCTCTCGAAGTATTCAAAGAAAAGATAAAAAATAACATAGATAATTCAAGACACAAGGCTAATATGTCATTTTTTGTGGATACAGTAGAATTTGTAGAAGACCAAGAACTTAAAGTGCCTTTTGCATATTTGCCTAATGAAGATATTATAAAATACAATTCTAAAGCACCTAATATTGAATTGTACGATATGGATTATGTATTTTCGCATGAAATAACACATAGAATGGATTTTCTACAATACAATAGTTGGAAAGATGAAAGATTTCTTCAAGAAATTGAAAAATGTAGACAAAAAGTATATGATAAAAGAGATGAAGTTCAAGAATGGTTTCAAGAAAATGGGAAGTATGAGTACAGCTTTGCAATTTCAGATATTATCAGCGCATTGAGTGAAGGTGAGATTATAGTTCCAGTAGGGCATAAAAAGAGTTATTGGAAATCGAATCCTAAAGTACAGGCGATGGAAATATTTGCGAATTTAAGCAGCATAGATGTACTTGAATTGGATGAAAAAGAAAAAATATTAGATGGAATATTCAAGGCATATAAGGAGCTGGTTGAATGAAAAAATTGATTCAGGCATTAAAAGAAGATGAAGAAATTCAGTATTTAAAAAGGAGATGTTATGAAATAACTGGTGAATGGATTCCGTATCATTGGGAATGCTTCAACGGGATAGAAGAATACAGAGAGTATATGAAGAAGATTGTGAGAGAATATGAAGATAAGAAGTAAAAGATATAGATAATACCACTGATCAGAAATGGTTGGTGGTATTTTTATACTCATTTTTAAGGAAAGGAGGACCAGCAATGAAAGTAAGAGTAACTTACAATTATCACGACAGAAAACTTGGTTTTGAAAAACGTGTTGGAGATGAGTTCGATGTTACAGAAGAAAGAGGTCAGGTACTGATCGCAGCAGGTGTAGCGGAAGAAATCACTGAACCAGTAGAAGAACCAGAAGCTCAGGAAGGAACTGAGGAAGAAGAAAAACCAAAAAGAAGTACCAAGGCAAGAAAGTAAGAGGTGATCCATAAATCTCGGTAGCAGACGTTCCGTTAAGACGTCTTATTTTTATGCTCCAAACACGATAAGAGGGTAAAAGATGCGTGGGCGGTGACACCGAAGACAATGGATAGATAATTGGGAGACACCCACAAAATGGAAAGGAGCAACAATGAAAAAGAAATTAAACATGAATCTACAGTTTTTTGCGGAACCAGGATCAGAACCAACGGGAGGACAGGGAGAGCCTGCACCACAGCCAGGAGCAAATCAGACTCCGCCGGCAACTGATCCATCACAGCCACAGATTGACTACAATAAGATTCAGCAAATGTTAGATGGGACATTAGCAGCAAAAGAAAACACTGCATTAAAAGCCTATTTTAAACAGCAGGGCTTAAGCCAGGAAGAAGCTGAACAGGCAATGCAGGCATTTAAACAGCAGAAAGCTGCAAATGAACCAAACATCGAAGCAATCCAGAACGCGGCACAGAACGCGCAGCAGATGGCACAGAAAGCTATGATCGAGCGTGATGCTTATAAGTTATCTGGAGAACTTGGGATCGACTTAAAAACAATGCCTTACGTGTTAAAACTGGCAGACGTGTCACAGGTCGTACAGGATGGAAAGATTGATTCCGAAAAATTAAAAGAAGCATTAAACAAAGTATTGGAAGATGTGCCACAGTTAAAACCACAGGAACAGCAGCAGACAGGATTCCGTCAGATCGGAGTTGGTCAGCAGCATGGCGGAGAGACTGGTGGCAATACACCACAGCAGAAATCGGTACCAACAAAACGATGGAACCGATTTAATTAGGAGGTAAGAAAGAATGGCATTAAATTATGCACAGGTATGGGAGCCAGAACTTCTGGAGATCTTAATGCAGGGAACATTAACTTCTCCATTTGTAACATCAAATGTAACATGGTTGGATGCGAAAACATTCCACTTCACACAGATGTCTGTATCTGGATTCAAAAACCACAGTCGAAATGGCGGATGGAACAAAGGAACTTATGCACAGACAGATACTGCATTTACCGTAGAACACGACAGAGATGTATCATTTCTTGTTGATAAAGCAGATGTCGATGAGACAAACGCAACAGCATCTATCCAGAATATTTCCAAAGTCTTTGAACAGACTCAGGTAGTTCCAGAAACAGATGCGTTATTCTTCTCTAAAGTAGCACAGGCTGCGCAGAAAGTGACTGGATATCACAGCTCAACAGCTTCCAGTGATTATACAAAAGCAAATGTATTCAGCAAGTTAAAAGGATTCCTTGCAGCAGGAAAACTTCGCAGATACAAAGCGAATGGATCACTGATCATGTATGTATCATCTGCGATCATGGATCTGTTAGAACTGTCTACAGAATTTACTCGTAAGATTGAGATGACTCAGATCGCAGAAGGCGGTATGGGAATCGAAACACGAGTCACAGATATTGATGGCGTAACACTTATGGAAGTTATCGATGATGAACGCTTCTATGATAAGTTTAACTGGGAAGTTGAAGAAGGCGGATTTGCACCAGTAAAGAAAGACGCAGGTAAATCCGTAACAGGATCACATAAGATCAATGTGCTGATCGCATGCGGACAGACATGTAAGACAGTTCCTAAGATCTCATCCATCTATTACTTTGATCCAGGAACACACACAGAAGGTGATGGTTATCTGTATCAGAACAGAACTTTATCTGACGTATTTGTATTCCCGAACGGAAAAGATGGCAAGGTTGATTCTGTTTACGTTGACGTAGACACTACGGAATATACAGAAGTGTAGGAGGTGGTGCATATGGCACTCGCCTCTTATGCAGATCAGGAGTATTATGAAAAAGTCAGCGGTGTGATCACAACGGATGATCTTGAAAAGAGGTTGTATATCGCAAGCCGACACATTGACACGCTTACATTTAACCGTATTGTAGCAAGAGGATTTGAGAATCTGACAGAATTTCAAAAAGATGTGATACGTCTGGTTGTTTGTAAACAGGCAGATTTTGAAGCAGAAAATGAATCTCTGATCAACAGTGTCTTAAGTTCTTATTCGATCAATGGTGTGTCAATGGGAATCAATGCCGGTGGATGGAATGTGACAGTTCAGGATGGGGTGATCATGAAAGCTGACAATTACGCGATGTTAGAGCAGACAGGATTGTGCTGCAGGAGATTGGGGGCGATCTGATGAAATGGCCAGAGTTAATTCCAAAATCAATGTGTCAGACGGATATTCACATTCGAATTGATAGTGAGGAGATTGGAGAGGAAGGGCAGCCGATCACTCTGATCGATGCGGATTTCAAATGCAACTATCAAGATAAAGCAAAAAGAGTTATGACAAATGAGCAGAAGATCGTACAGGTTACGGGATCTGCTCTTTTTTGTGGAGATATCGCCCCAGATGTACCAGTGATCAGTTGCGGTGTCGCAACAGTCTTTGGAGTTGAGAGAGTGATCGTAAGTGGAGAGAAAGCAAGAAATCCCGATGGGACGGTCAATTATACCAGATTGGAGTTGATGTGATGATCCGTTGCAATTCAATTATAAAAATCAACACACAGAGACTTCGGGAGCTTTCACAGGCACAAGTCACAGCACTGGAAAAGACAGCAGAAGCTTTGCATACCGAAGTGGTACAAGCTCAGGTTATGCCGTTTGATACAGGAAATCTGCAAAATGATAATACATTTGTAGATTATACTTACAGCAAAACAGGACATACAAGGATTGTATCTACAACGCCATATGCCAGAAGGTTATATTTCCATCCGGAATACAATTTTCAGACATACGAAAATCCGTTTGCAGGTGGCGAGTGGTTTAATCCATGGCTTCCTGGTGGATTGTATGAAGACTTTGCACAGAAAGCATTCAAGAAACTGTACCGAAGGGAGAGTGGCGTATGATTTTGTTAGCAGATGTGAAGGACTGGCTGAAAACAGTATTTGAAGCTGATCACTATTACACAGGAAAGTTAGACAACAAAAAAGACAGATCCATTGGAGTGTATCAACGAAGTTCCTATGCTCCAAAACGGTATGCAGTAGGTGGATATAAGAAATATGATACGAAAAGTATATCTGTCTTAGTCCACTGGAACAACAATTCAAAAGAAACAGAACAGGCAGCAGCCGAACTGTTTGAAATATTAGAAATACAGAAACAATTCATGATCAAAGATACAAAAGTAGATTTCTTATCCATGCAGGTTCCTGAACCAGTAGATGTTGGAACGGATGACAAAGGAATCTATGAACGTGTCATTTGGTTTGACATTTATTACGAAAGGAAGGTAGACGATGAGCGAAACAGCTAAAAGCGGAGTATATCCTTGCTACGAAAATCAGTTTCAGATCGACACTGCAGCATCAGGGGCAACCGCTGCAATGAAAGATATTGCGGACTGTGAAACATTCGAAGTATCCTTTGATAACGGTGTGGAGGAATGGACTCCATTTGATACAGAAGGATGGACACGCAGATTAATGACTGCAAAATCCGTTACGATCTCAGTTACAGCAAAACGAAATGTAGGAGATGCCGGAAATGATGCGGTTGCAGGATTGGCATGGAAAAATGGAAGGAATGTAGAAAAAGATTTTCAATGGACGTTCCCGGACAAAACAGTTGTCAAGTTTGCAAGTGCAGTTATCAATGTGACAAATGTAGGAGCAGGAGATTCTACAGCAGTTGCACCTCTGGAATTTGAAGTACAGAGCAATGGTAAACCAACAGTAACACCAGGAGTTTAGGAGAGGGAAACCTCTCCTTTTTTGAAAGGGAGATAGAATGGGAAAAGTAGTAGATATTACAGATAAGCTGAAATTCGAAGAGAATCCGGCATTAGTGATCAACGGAAAGAAATATGAAGTGAATGCAGATGCGACAACCATGATCGAAGTTCTGGCAGAGCTTGGTGATGATGGGGATGATATCTCACCGAAAGCTGTTACAAAGCTTTGTAATCTTATCTTTACAAATAAGGCGCAGAAAGACTTGGAAAAATTACATTTAAAATTTGGGGATTATGTCACAGTTGTGCAGGAAGCAGTTTCATTGATTTCAAGAACCGATGACCAAGAAGAATCGGGGGAGTAGTTGATCCCGGATATGATCTGTTTGAAGATTGGGATCTTATCGTATCTTCGTTTGCGGAGCAGTATGGAATCAGAATCTATTCCAAAGAGTTTAAGGAAATGCAATGGCACGAGTTCAAAGCGCTGCTTTGTGGAATAGGACCAGATACAGCCTTAGGACGGATCGTATCCATCCGATTAGAAGATGATAATGAAGTGATCAAAGAGTTTACTCCGGAACAAAAAGAGATTAGAAACAAGTGGAGAAGAAAAGCCGCTAAGACAAAGACAGAAAAAGAAACAAATGATTTCTTAGAAACGATGAAACAGGCATTTGTTGACATGGCAGGAGGTATAACAAATTGAAAAGATAAAATGTAAGGAATGCGGCCAGACATTGATGGTTGCAGAGTATGTAAAAGGGGAAATCAAATGTCCCCGATGCAAACAGGTAAATATAGTATGGATCCGCAAAGGGAAGAGCATAGGTAAGCACCGTTGTAGTAGCTAAGCCAGCCTACTTTGTGTAAGACAAGGTAGGTGATAAGTATGGCAGCAGATAGTGTAGGTCAGATCGGGCTGGATCTGGTGATCAATCAACAACAATTTAATAAACAGTTAGGCGGAATACAGAACCTAGCAAAGAAGACAGGAAAGATGCTTGCCGGTGCTTTTGCTGTAAAAGGATTAACAAGTTTTGCGAAAGACTGTATTGAGCTAGGATCAAATCTAACAGAGGTACAGAATGTTGTCGACGTGGTGTTTCCGACAATGAACAAAAAAGTAAACGAATTTGCACAAAATGCAGCAAGTACATTCGGACTCTCTGAAACGATGGCAAAGAAGTTTACCGGAACATTCGGAGCAATGGCAAATGCTTTTGGATTTTCTGAAAAGGAATCGTACAAGATGAGCACGGCTCTTACTGGACTTGCTGGAGATGTTGCTTCTTTCTATAACATTTCGCAGGATGAAGCTTTCACGAAACTGAAATCTGTGTTCTCCGGAGAAACGGAGACGTTGAAAGATTTAGGAATTGTAATGACACAGACAGCTCTTGATCAATACGCATTGGCAAATGGATTCGGTAAAACGACCAGTGCCATGACGGAACAGGAGAAAGTAGCCTTAAGATATGCATTCGTACAGCAACAGTTGCAAAATGCGACAGGGGACTTTTCAAGGACCTCTGATCAGTGGGCGAACCAGATCAGGATTCTGTCATTACAATTTGATTCCCTGAAAGCTTCAATTGGACAAGGATTGATCAATTTATTCTTGCCAATCGTAAAAGTAATTAACTTGGTGCTTGGAAAATTAATGACTCTTGCAAATGCATTCAAGTCGTTTACAGCAATGATCATGGGCAAGAAGACCAGTGGAGCGTCAGCAAGTCTTGATAAGACGGCGACAAGTGCAGGAAAGGTATCTAACAGCTTGAACAATGCGACAAGTTCCGCAAATAAGCTGAATAAGTCAACAAAGAAAGTTGGAGACACAGCCAAAAAGACGGCAAAGAAGATATCTGGATTGATGGGATTTGATCAGATCAATAAATTGACTGAAACAAAAGGATCATCCGGATCAAAGAGTTCTGCACCATCTTCTGGTACAGGTTCTGCAGGCAGTGGAGCATCTGGCAGTACTGTAGATATGGGTTCTCTTCCCAAGGGAGAGGATGAAAAAGCTACGAAACTTGGGAAAGGCTATGATAATCTACGAAAAGCAATTGATAAGCTAAGAGTAGCTTTTAGTGCATTTAGTAAGGTTGCAATAGGTGCTTTCAAATGGATCTGGAAGAACATGCTGGTTCCACTTGGAAAATGGACAATGCAGAAACTTGCTCCAAAACTGATTGAATTATTAGCCGCAGCACTAAATGTACTGACAGCAGTATGCAAAGCATTGCAGCCATTATGGCAGTGGGCATGGGATCACTTATTCAAACCGCTTGCTAACTTTGTCGGAGATGCGATCATCGGATTCTTAGATCTTCTGGTTAAGGGATTGAACGGATTAGCAAACTGGATCAATAAACATCAGGGAGCAGTGCAGGCAATCACAGTAGCGTTTCTTGGATTCAATGCAGCAGTCAAAGGAATGAAGTTTCTATCATTGATCGGTCAGATGGGCGGTGCAGGAAAAGCATTCAAAGCACTCGCTGAAATGGTTAAGCTTGCAACAGTAGCGAAGATCAAAGATAAAGCAGAAACATTATACTTAAATGCTTTATATGCTAAAGATGCAGTTGCTCCATTTGCAAAATCATTTGCTACTCTTGCAGGTAAGATCAAACTTGCCGTAACAGCAAAAGCAGCCGATATTAAACAGACAATTCTGTTGGGCGCATCATATGTTAAGAATTTAGCTGTCGGAATTGCAAAAACAACAGTAGAATTTGTAAAACAAGCAGCACAGATGATCAAGAATAAAGCTATCATGATCGCGACTAAAGTAGCACAGACAGCAATGACAATTGCTACAAAAGCATGGAGCGCAGCATGTTCAATTGCCACAGTTGTTACGAAAGCGTTTGGAATAGCAATGGCGTTTCTTACAAGTCCGATTGGATTAGTAATTGTAGCGATCACAGCTTTAGCTGCTGCAGGTATTTTGATTTATAAAAGCTGGGGAAAAATTAAGAAAACCAAGTTTGGAAAATTCTTGATTGGAATTGCTACAGGATTTAAAAGTCTATGGAAATGGGCGAAGAAGAACATTCATCCAATCCAATCAATCAAAAAACTTTGGGAAGGCATCAAGAACAAGAAAGCTAAACTGGAAGCTGAAGCCAAAGAAAAGGTTAAAGGTGCGCTGAACACCCTAAAAGAAGGTTGGGAATCCGTTAAAGACAAAGCGGCATCATTGGTAGCAGAAGCGAAAGAAAAGGCAGATGGTGCGATCGCCAATCTGAAAGAAGGATGGGATTCCATTCAGGACAAGGCAGCAACATTAGTTGCAAAAGTCGAAGGAGCATTGGATACAGCGAAAGACTGGTGGTCCGATGTGAAACAGAAGGCAGCAGAAAAAGTTGCTGGAGTCGTGGCTAAGGTTCAGGGAGCATTAGATACCGCAAGGGACTGGTGGTCCAATGTTAAGGAAAAAGCAAAAGAGAAGATTGGAGATATTGCAGCTAAGGTTCAAGGTGCGTTAGATACTGCAAGAGATTGGTGGTCTGGTGTAAAACAAAAAGCTGCTGAGAAAGTAGAAGGTATCGAAGCAAAAGTTAAAGGTGTACTGGAAACCGCTAGTGATTGGTGGTCCGGCGTTAAGAGTGGAATTATATCTAAAATTGGCGATATAAAGAAAACAGTAGTTGCTACATATGATGCAATTAAGACAAAAAAATTTAATGTTGTAAAAGGTGCATTCGATACAATCAAAAGTAAAACAGTAACCTTAAAAGCTAAAATTAAAAATCTTGCTTCTAAGGGTGTATCTAAAATATCAAAAGCGTGGAGTTATTTAAGATCAAAAGCAAGCACAACGTTAGTAGCTAAGTTTAAAGACGTTTTTACTAGACCTTTGAAAGCGGCATGGAATGGAATTGCTGGCACCATAAATGGAGCGATTGGTGTAATAAACAAAATACCGGGAGTAAACATCAAAGGCAGGGTGCCAAAATTAGCACAAGGTGGCTACGTAAAGAAAAACACTCCACAGCTAGCGATGATCGGAGATAACCGACATCAGGGCGAGGTTGTAGCTCCAGAAGACAAGATGATTGCCATGGCAAAGAAAGCAGCAGAATTATCTGGTGGCAGCAGTAAAGATGATCAAATCATCCGCCTGCTCATGGAACTGATCAATGCTGTCAAATCTATTGATACAGATGTTTACCTGGATGGCAAGAAAATAACCAAAACCGTAAATGACAACAACAACGCAGATATCAGAGCCGGCAAACGACCGATCCTGATCTAAGGAGAAATAAGATGGCAACACTGACATGTGGAAACGCTGCATTGCCAGAGCCGGTTGAGCTAAGCACTTCGGATGAGATCATCTGGAGTGCCAATACCGAACGATCATCATCAGGAGATATGATTGGAGAAGCAATTGCAGAGAAAAAGACATTGGATATCAAGTGGGGAGTCCTCACAGAGTCCGATGTTAAGAAGATAAAAAATAATCTTGTGAAAGGATTCTTTCCGATCACATTTAGAGACATGGGAACAACACATACCATCACTGTATACCGCGGAACTCTTACAAAAGAACATCTGGGGTATATCGGGGATGGTATTTATTATTATAAAAGTGCGAGCGTTCAGATCGTGCAGAAATAGGAGAGATGGAAATGAAGTTAAAAGAGATTATGAGAATCCACGAAGGATTAGTGAAACAGTCAAGCAAAGTTTACACAGCAAAATTAGGATATGCAATTTCTAAAAATATGAAAGCATTCCGAAAAGCAATCGAAGAATATGATGAAAACCGCCTTAAGATTTGTGAACGATACGCAGAAAAAGATAAGGACGATAAGCCGATCGTGAAAGAAAACCAGTATGAAATGACAGATGAAAGCAAAGAGATTGTAAATGAAGAAATCAAAGAACTGCAGGAAGTAGATACTGATATCGATATCATGAAAGTTTCATTTGCCGAACTTGAACGATGTGAAAATGCAGATCGTTATGACATCCCATCTGTAGCCGATATTGAAGACCTGATGTTTATGATCGAAGACTAAGCCGGAGGTGATGCTATATGTATCAGGCAAGTAAAAAATTTGGCGATGCAATAGCAGGGTCAAACAGAAAATTTAATACAAGGCTTCTGGAGAATGAAAAAGTATTAGTAGAATCTGTAAAGAATTTTACAATAACGTCTGGTGCGGAAGAAATAACGATCGGGAGTGCGGTGGCGAGCTATGTTCAGGCAACGATCGAGAATAAAGGAATTGCATTGTCTGGAAAAGAAGTTAGTTTGGAGATCGGCGTGGAAGTCGATGGAGAGATGGAGTATATGCCGATGGGGTTATATACGATCCAGAATCCCAAGATTGAAAGCAACAAGGTTACGTTTACCGCATATGATAGATTAGCAAGCAGATGCAATGGGGCATATTATTCTAAATTAAGTTATCCAACGGATGCAGTAGATATATTGGCTGAAATCAGCACGATGACAGGCGTGGCGATTGATACATCTACATTACAGCGAGGAATCCAGATCAATCAAAGAGCGATCATTGAGGAAGGTGATTACAACGAAGAAACCGATGAAAGCGAAGTGATCACAACATATGTAAATCCTTTTGATGGATATACATACAAAGAAACCATCGGATTTATCGCAGGATTATTTGGCAAATTTGCTATATGTGGAAGAACTGGAATGATCGAGTTTCGATGGTATCAGGATATTTCATATGAGATTCCAAGCAATATATTTTATAACGATCTGCAAGAAACAGAAGAAAGTTTCAGTATCAAAAGACTGACATGTGATAACTCAGATCAGACACTTTTATCTGGATCAGGAGCTACCGGCATAAGTATGCAAAATCCGGTTATGACACAGAATATATTAGACGGTGTTTACAATACTGTCCAAGGCTTAGTATTCACACCTGCAGCATTAAGATTTATCGGAGATACGAGACTTGATATCGGAGATATTATTACTGCTGTAAAAAATGATGGCATGAAATTCACAATACCGATCATATCATTGATAACAAGTTATGACGGTGGATTGATGCAGACAATTGCAAGTTATGGGAATACCGCCGAGGAAGATGATTCTGACACAAAAGGTCCTATAACCGAAATGGCAGAACGAGTTGAGTACGAATTAGCATTTGTAAAAAAACTCATGGTGGATAATCTTACAGCGACAAATGCAACGATCAAGAATCTGTCTGGAGATGTTTTGAAATTTAAAACAGGTGAGTTTGAAACTTTAAAAACTGATGTGGCAAATTTTAAACAGACATTCACAGATGACTTACAGGCGTCAAATGCAAAAATTAACACCTTAGAATCTGACCATGCAACATTTAAAGAAGCAACCGCGACGAATCTTAACGCGACAAATGCTAGAATTGCGAATATTGAGGCTGATTACCTAAAAGCTACAGATGCAAAACTTACCTATGCAACGATTACGAATTTAAATACTACCAACGCTGAGATTGCAAAGCTGAAAACAAAAGATGCAGAGATCGATAAATTAGTTGCAACAAAAGCTACGATCACGGACCTTAATGCAGCAGTCGGCAGAGTTGGAGTATTGGAAAGTAGTTATGCTAATCTCAACACGTTAGTAAACGGCAATCTTACATCTGACAACATTCAGAACTTAACATTGACATCAAAGAATACAACGATTGAAAACGGCATGATCAAAAATGCAATGATTGAGAATCTGTCGTTTGATAAGATCACAGGTATGGACATTAATACAACAAATCTGACGGTACATAGTTCTGATGGTAAGTCAAAATGGAGTGATAATACCATTCAGATTTCTGATGCAAACCGTGTCAGGGTCCAGATCGGAAAAGATGCTTCAAACGATTACAGCATGTCTGTCTGGGATAAGAATGGGAATCTGATCTGGGATGCTCTTGGAGCTACGGAGAAAACGATTCAGAGAAAGATTATTCGAGATGGTATTGTAGCGGATGATGCAAATATTTCTGGTTCGAAACTGGATATTAACAGTGTAATCAAGGAAGTGAATGGTTCTACGACGAAACTGAAATCTTCTACAATCGTTATGAACGATAAGAACCAGACGTTAGACGTCGTGTTTAATGAAATGGAAACAACAGTAGCAGATAATTTGAGCAGTGCTAAGCTGTATGCGGATGGTAAGTTATCCGATGCACAGAAGTATGCCTTAGAACAGGCAAACAGTGCGTTGAGCAGTGCTAAGAGCTATGCTGATAGTGCTGTGGATAATATAGAGGTCGGTGGTAGGAATTTATTGACTGGAGTTTCTTCTTATACTAAAGACGCACCTTTTGAAAAGACGGATTCAAGAGCAGATGGGTGGATTGTATATCAAAATATTATTACCTCTATCGAACTTGAAGCTGGAAAAAAATATGTACTACAAGCAAAAACTGATGGAAATTGGACTGCGAACCATGATACAAATGGACAAGATCCGTCTAAAAAACTTGTGACGTTATGGTTATGTAGTGATACAACGAATGACTTTTTTGATATGCGACAAGGATATGTTATATTTACTCCAGCCGTTACAGCCAAATATAAATTAAGAGTTAATCAATATTCGAACGGAACAGATGCTTACACTATTCATTTGTGGGATATTAAACTTGAAAAAGGTTCAAAAGCTACTGACTGGACACCAGCACCAGAAGATACACAATCTCAGATCGACAACATCACAGAGATCACAACATCTCACACAACAAGCATCAGTACGATGAAGGGACAGATATCAAGTCTGATTTCCGAAGATACAACGATCAAAGGAAACTATGATGCTTTGTTAAGTCGATATAACGCTACTGTAGCTACCGTGGACAGTATGAAAACTACGATCGGCGAACATACAACAATTCTAAACAATCAAAATGACTCGATCACAGCTGTCACAACGAAAGCTAATACGATTGAATCAAATTTAGCAGGAACAACGCAGACTGTATCTGAGGTTAAATCAAATTTAGCTGGAACACAGGAAAGAGTCACGAAAGTTGAAACAAGCCTGACGGGATTGACTACAAGGGTTTCTAGTACAGAAACGAATCTTGCTAATTTAGAAATTGGTGGAAGAAATTTAGTATTAGATTCCAAACCGCAAAAACAAGGGTCTTCTTATGCTGTTGTAAGTAGACATTTAAGCGTTGACTTACAAGCAGGTGTAACATATACAATATCGTTTTGTGGCAGAGTTGTTGATGGTGATGGATCATTAGTTGTGTTTCTTTATAGAAATGATTGGAAAGACTCAATACAGAAGTCCACTAAATCTAAGGAAAATACGGTTATTAGTTGGCAATTTACACCAAAGATAAGCGGTGCGTTCCAAATAGAAGCTTATTCGTTTTTATCGCAAGGTGTAGCTGGCGGAAATGTTTATTTAGATTGGTTCAAAGTAGAAAAAGGCAACAAATCAACCGATTGGACACCAGCTCCTGAAGACAATAAGATCAACGGGCAGAACTTAGTAAGTAATCTTCCTTCTAATTGGGAGCAAGGAAGTTTCCAAGACAGCAAAACAAATGTAGGTTGTGATTACGATACAAACAAGTCTTCTATGACAACAAGAATACGTGTTAAAGAATTAGTTCCTGTTTCTGGAACAATTACAATCTCAAACGCTTATAGCAATCAATCTAAAAAGCCAATTCAACATTGGATCACTGCTTTTGATGTTAACAAAAAGTGGCTAGGGAGTAGTTATGTTAGCACTGCTTGGAGCGATTTTCCAAGAACTGTTGATATGAAAGATGCTAAATACATTGCTGTAATTGTAAGGTATAAAGACGAGTCAGCTATTACTCCTTCCGACATTTCACAAATCTGTTTAAAGATCGAACGTGGTACTTCTGCCACGCCTTTCACATTAGCACCAGAAGATGTAAATGGAAAGATCGTAAATGTAGAAACTATTGCTAATCAGACCGCTAAGAAGTTTGAGTGGATTGTTAAGGGTGAAAGTACATCAAGCAATCTAGCATTAACAGACAATGCCTTGACTGCTATTGCTAATAATATTAAGTTGACTGGGAAGGTTACTTTTAATAGTTTTGATCAATCTCTGAAAGATACTATAAATAATAAAACGAATGTTTCATATTTAAATTTTAGTAGCGGTGGAAACAAACAAGGATTTTTTAAAATAGCAACACTACAAGTAAAACAGAATTATGCCAATCAAAATATTATTTTTGGCGTTAACCATAGGGAACATGGTTACACTGAATGTAGAATCAGATTTAGTAACGCAGGAAACACAGACCCTGGAATGGGGAGTTTTAAACAAACAGGAACTCCTGCAAGAGCATGGCGAATCATTAAAACCGCAACCAGTACATGGGATTTATATTTAGCCAAAACAGACTCTTGGGATGGTGGTCGTGTTATTAAATTTGATAATCCATACGGAGGCGGAGTATTAGTAACTTGGTCTGGAGCAAGTGCAGATCTGCCAGGTGGTGCGATAATTGCTGAACAAATGATTGCAGATCAAACCACTATTGATGGTGGAATCATTACAACTGGATATATCAGTGCTGATAGAATCGCAGCTGGTTCCATTACAGCAGACAAAATCGACGTTAATAGTATATTTGCCAAAGATATCACCGCAACAGGCACGATAACAGGTGCAAACTTGATAGGTGCGACTGGTACGTTTAGTGGACAGATTACAGCTACGGAAGGTAAGATTGGCCGCTATGATATTACGTCAACATATCTGATGACAAACAGCGGAAGCAATGCATCTGGTATTGGCGGAAATCAGGCTTTCTGGGCTGGCGCTGAAGATAGCAATTCTGCTCCTTTTAGAGTTGGTTACGATGGAAGTTTTGTGGCTGAAAATGCAACTATTTATGGAAATATAAAAACTGGTAATATTGGCGATGCAGGAGATACTGCATGGCTTGTTGATGGACACTTATCGGTCCAAGGTACAGCGAATGATACAAATATTTACTCAACATGGTTTAAATTTGGTATTGGCGGAGATTATTATTTAAAATCTGTTTCTGATGGTGTTGAATGTTATCGAAATTTATATGCAACGGATTTTATTGCAGGTGGTTGGATTTATAATGCTTCTGGTGGACATTATACATGGAGAGATAGAAATGATGCATATATAAGTTGTGGAAACTATAATAATACAAACAATGTTTACTATTATGCTGGATATCATGCATTCTATGTAAATAATGACTCAGGCTCTGGAATGATGTATATAGAAACATCAGGAGTTAGCTCCAGAAAAGGATTCCGTAACAGCTCTGACGAAAGAATCAAGAAAGATTTTCGACATTTTGACGATGATTTCATTAAAAGTTATATGCAATTGGAACCGATTAAGTATAGATTCAAAGATGACACCGACATTTCCTATCACATAGGTTTCAAGGCACAGAATGTAAATAGTGTTTTGAACGATTATGGGAAATCTCACAATGAACAATTTGGAATATGTGCAACGCACCATATAGACCCAGAGTATGCCGAAAAAACATATGGCGAAAATAACATGACTGAAGTTTACACATTAGCATATGATGAATTGATCGGAGCAAACACCTTTATGATCCAAAAGACCAGAAAAGATTTAATATATCAAGCAGGTCGAATTGACATGCAAGAAGCAATCATCAATGATCTGCAGATAAGATTATTGCAGGCAGAAAAAACAATAAAACAATTAACTTAGGCATTGGCTTAATCGCTGATGCCTATATTTATGCAAAATGAAAGGAGCATAACTATGTTAGAAACAAAGAAAAGCACAACACTTACAGGAACAATCACAGTAAAGGATGGGGATGTAGATAAACAGGTAGTTTATTTATCCGCAAATGTAACATCAGACGGAGCAGGTAATGATAATGTAAACCAGACAATCCAGGATCGCGATCTTTACAAAGCGAATAAAGTGCAGATCAGAAAAGATATTGCAGAGTTCACAAATAAGTTTTATGAGATTCAGGATGCAGAGGTAGAAGAATAGAATGAAAGAGAATATGGAAATCAGAGCAGGACCTCTATGGGCCCTATTTTTATGCGCAAATATAATAAGAAGAAAGGAAGATTTAAATGATGAAAGAATTTATTATGTTACTAAGCAACAATATGTTTTTCAGAATTGTGATGATTGAAGTCTGCCTAGATACGGTCTTAGGATCATGCAGAGCAATCAAAGAACATAAATTCAACAGTTGTGTTGGAATTGACGGAGCAATCAGAAAGGTCACGATGCTGATATCGATTTGTTTTTTGATGGGAATTGATATGATAGCACACATTAACGTATTAAGTCTTGTACCCCAACAGTATGTACAGTTCCTGGGAGTGGAAAAGTTAGGATTGTCAGAATTTTTTGCACTTATGGACGGATTATATGAGGCAGTCAGTATTTTAAAAAATGCAGCATTATGTGGCTTACCAGTACCGGTAAGAGTTAGAAATTACATACAGAAGTTTTTAGAAGATATGACAGAAGAATTACCAGATTAGGAGGAAAAATAAAATGGCAAAAGCAAGTACAATTATTAAAAAGGCAGTAAGTTATCTCGGAACAAAAGAAAATCCAGCAAACAGTAACAAAGTCAAATTCAATAACGATTATTATGGAAGAGTGGTATCTGGATCAAGCTATCCTTGGTGCTGTACATTTGTATGGGATATTTTTAAGATGTGTGATGCATCAGATTTGTTCTTTGGCGGTAAAAAGACAGCATACTGCCCAGACGTAGAAAACTATTATAAAAAACATGATCGTTGGCACTCCACTGGACAGGCAGGAGATCTTTGTCTGATGGATTTTGGAAAAGGTAGAGCATCTCACATTGGTATTGTTGAAAAAGCAAATTCAGACGGTACATATACAACGATCGAAGGAAATACATCAAGGAGTAGCGACGATAATGGTGGAGTAGTCATGAGAAGAACAAGGAGCAAGAGTGTGATCCGTGGATTTGCAAGACCAGATTATGACCCGGAAAAGTACACTGCAGTAAAGAAGACATCCGACAAAGGAGCAATCAAGTGGATGCAGAAGAAACTAAATTCACTGACTTCTGGAACTAACATTGAAGTGGATGGAATCTGGGGAAGAATGACCACAGCACAGCTCAAGAGATATTGGAAGCAATTAGGATGGAGAACAACAGGAACATACTGTGGCAAAAAAACTTGTGCAGCCTTATATTCTAACAGAAAGAATTAATAAAGGATTGCTTTCAGGTATGATGTAAGTTATTATAAAAATATAGAATGACTTTTGATAAATTTGAAAACCAAAAATAAACGTTGTAGGAATTAAACTATTTCTACATTATTGCTATAAGCACACCAAACAAACCGCATAAACTCGTACTTTTAAGCTTACATCGAGGAAGCTGCTAAAGCAGGTAAATTCTAAGGAATTACACAAAAATTCATAGAAACGCATGATAAAAATTAGGCATTTTGCATAAAAGTGCCTAATTTTTATTTTTTTGAAAATAAGCCTAAAAATAGCTGTGCCCACGTCATGCCCACGGAAATTTTCTCGCGTGGGCATGACTTTTATAAAAATGACGATAAATTGGATTATTCAGACGGTGATATTTGATGCATATATGACTGTATAGTGTTTGCTCGAAAAGTATATATAATGAATGCGTGTATTTAACTTGC